ATCAATAAAATCTTTTATTCTTTGCTGCATTTCCGGCATTATTTGAGTGAAAATATTTTTCGCACCAGCTTTATTAGCTAAACGTGTTTTAAGCTTCATCAAGAATCCTCCTTGTTAGTTCTTCAACGTCAGTTAGAAATACGTTACTGCTTGTGTAAGCCTTATTTGTTATTTCTCGTTGTATACGACTAGCAATACACTTTATTTCTTTAAGTTCCATATTTATTTTACTAATTCGTATTCTATTCCAGAATTATCACTATTCTTTTTTATTCCGCTGTGGAACTCAAAATAGTAACCAACTAATAATGCTACAACAATTGCAGTTATTATTAAAAATTTATCCTTCATATATTCCTCATCCTCCTATTATTTATTGGCTTTCTTCTGCGTTCCAATTAGCCCCAGAAAATCCTACTTCATGGAAGAAATCAAAAAGTGGGGCAAGGTCTTGACCTACCGAAGTCGTCAATATATCAAGCATTTTCTCATCGTAGTCCTCATTTCTAATGTAATCCATAACCTTTTGTTTTGTATCAAGACTAGCTTTAGATAAAAGCAACTTAAATACTTCCCCGTTTTTATGAGCTACAGCTTCCGTTAGAGCATTCCATTTACCACCATTATAAAATATATTTACATTGCCGTAGTTATTAATTAGGTAATTAACAATTGTAATATTCCCATGATGGACGGCTTCAGTAAGAGCATCACGCTCCTGCTTGTTTTTATGCGGTACTATTCTATTAACATCATGCTTTAATTCTTCCGTAAGCTTTTTTACTTCCTCTAGATTGTTTTTCTCTACTGAATCTATTAAGTGTTTACAGATTGTTTCTATTCTTTTCATTTAATTGCTCCTTTTAAAAATTCTTGTTCTTCTCTTTCTTCTTTTTGGTTCTATGGTCTCAACGGCCTTTATAGGTTCAGTTAATCTTGTTTCTTGGACCTGCTCCTCCTTATTATGAATTTTAATGCCTCTTGATTCATTGCATCTAACGCATAAAGGACTTTTGTAGAAATTAATACCTACTTTTACAATGATATTGTTATTAATATTTGTATTGCAACTGTTACAGAAGAAAGGCATAAAATCGCCTAAATCTTCATCAAATTTTAATGCTTTCTTCATATATTACTCCGCTAAAATTACCTATCCAAAAATTCTAGAAAACCAAGATTGTTTTTCTCTAAGAGAAATTTTTACGAGTTCTTTTAGTATGTCCTTAATATCTTTCTCATTGCCTTTTATTTGCTCCTTAATCACTTCCAGTTCTTTTTGCAGGATGTTATCTAGTATGCCTTGGAACATATCGTTGGCTTTAGCTATTAGCTTTTCATCAATATCATTGTTTTTAGCACTTATTGTATTTCTGATATCTGCTAGCTCGTTTTCTAAAACGCTTTTTAGCACTTCTTGAGTAGTGTTATTAAACTTCTCAATTAAACCACTAAACATTTCTTCTTGGTTTTTTTCTAGTTCGTTAATACGTTTGTTTATTTCTTTTGGTGATATAGACATAATATTTTCTTCCATATATTGTTTAGTTAAATGATGATCATCAATAGGTATTACTAAAGATAATTCATTACCTATCGAGTCTTTTGCAAGTTCGGTATAACATTTAAAATGTTGTAGGATTGGTTCTTTTTTGTTTATTAAGGTTTCAATCGTCTGCGGGTGAATTGTAACAACATTGCCAGCAAGTTCCGCTGTAACATAGTTTACAACATGATTTTCAGGGGTTATAAATGAAGCATCAAAATACTCTGGAATTCTGCCCATCACTGTATAACTGTTGCTATGGCTATTCTTGATTATTTTATGCCCTAGTTTTTTGCCACTGGATTTTAAGTCTGATACTCTTCTTAAAAAGAAGTATTTAGCTAAAGGAGAAACAGGGAACTTAAACTCTATTCTTCCTATATTATTCCCCCTTACGATAAATTTATCGTATATAAGCTTTGTAAAATAAAGTCTAAAAGTCTTGTTATATGTGTTAACTTTTAATCTTATCTCATAATCCTTAGGAGCTAAGGACTTTTTGTTTATAATCATATTGTTTTCTATAGCTTTTTTATTTACTGACTGAGGCATTAGTTCCAACGATTTTACTCCGAATTCTTTTATAAAATTGAAATTCAAAGCATGATTGCTACTTGGAAGAGTTGAGGAATCAAATTTACTAGGTAGAGTAGTCAGTATCTTATGTGTACCATAAGTTCCCCTACCTTGCAGGCAAAGCTTAGCTCCTTCAGGATAACGGGTTTTTCTTAAAATCAGCTTCCCGTCTTCTTTTAAATCAAGCTTTACTCTAGTATCACCTTTACGTTCCTGCTTAGTAAAAAAATCGTTATAGATATCTTTGCCTATATAGATTGTTATTCTTTTTACTCCAGCTTTGTTATAATCGCTTGGAACTATTTTTGCTCTGACCTCATTAGGCCTGGTTATTATTCTAGTTTTTCTTTCTGTATTCATATCTGCTCCTTGTTATTTATTAGTCTTCTTTGGCAATTCTGCGATGATTATTCGGCTCATCGTAAAATTTAAAATATTTCAATTCTTCCTCTGTAAACTCTCTTATGTTCAAAGGAAAATCCACAGAAGAATAACCACTACTACTTGACCTTCCATTTGCAGCTCTGTAATCCTGTTTTATCAAAGCAATATAATCAAAGAGAAATTTAATTGGGTCTTTGCCAGCTTCCTCAATTGCATAATGTAAAATATCATCTAATTCACTACGCAAGTTTACAAGTAACTTGTTTCTTAATTCTTCTGCTCTTTCTTTAGTTATTGTCATTAAACAATCCTTCTGCTCCCCATATCTCTCTTATAGTAAAAAGAAACAGCAACAAAGTAGCACAATTAAAAACGCATATAGTAATTATACTACATATTATTTTTTCAAATAAATTACCACTAAGTGGATATTCAATAAAAAATTTACAAGTAAGACCCATGGTAAGAAGAACACACGTAAAAGAACTCATAGCTATAAGGCAATTCATTAGTTTAGACATAAACCTGTCAAATTTATTCATTTCAGTACCTCCCAATCATTGGTTTCTACATCCTCTAAACTTACCATTAGTTTCAGACTACGCTTCACTAATATTCATATTCTTGCTCCTTACTAATAACTAAGTAATACCAGACTAAAATAGTGTTGTCAAGTCGTATATATACAAAAGAGTTATTTTTCTCGACATGCGATGACTTGGGGAGAAACATTTCCCTTTCATTCCTTTATAGAATAAGGCTTTGAGTAGGAACATGTGCTAGCACATGTCTAGATTTTTTTTTAGTTTTCTCTGTTAATTATGCAGTTTCCTAAAAACTCAGGAATCAAAGGGACTACACTATTACCGAGTGCTATAAGCCGCTGCATACGGCTTCCTCCATCTGTCCAACCAATAGGATACCCCATAAGCCATTCCACCCAATCAGGGTTCAACCTCTCATCTTTTATCCTAGGCACTTTTAAAGGTTCTTCTTTCCATTGCTCAATTCCTCTGCTGCTATAGAACATGCCAACCTGCTCTTGTGTGCATATTTGGCTAGTTTTTTCAAATCCCCTACATCCTTGTAATCCCTGCTTGTCGGTGTTGGAAAGAATCTTACATGTCTTGCTAGTCCAAGACTCCCCGATGTCCCTTTCCTGTTGTATTTCCGAATACTGCCAGTTTTCGTTATTCGATAAGTATCGTCTTCGCTGATTATATGTCCCACCGCTCCATCGCTTGCCGTTGGGGTAGGCAATAATCCAGATTCTATCCCGCCTGTGAGGTGCACCAAAGGCGGTAGCTGGTATGCAATGCCATTCTGCATTATACCCGATCTCCCATAAATCTTGCAGGACGCTAATAAGTCCTTTACTGCGAAGGTTTGCCACGTTTTCGATAATTGCATATTTTGGTCTGATTTCATTTATTAACCTCGCAAATTCTCTCCATAGTCCTGAGCGTTTACCAGTTATTCCTTTCTGTTTGCCTGCTACCGATATATCCTGACAAGGAAATCCCCCTGCAATTACATCAATTCTTGGAAGCGTTTTTAAGTCAAAAAATATCGGTACGGATGACCAGTGTTTTTTTAATATTTTCTGACAGAATGGGTTAATTTCACAAAAAGCAACTGTCTGCATGCTTGCAGCTTCCAAGCCTATTGAAAAACCCCCGATCCCTGAGAAAATATCTAGAACATTAAACATTATTAAGCTGATCGTTGAAATCCTTATATTGCCTTTCTGGAAATAACACTGAGACCTTGTCCTTGTATTTCTCTTTCATACGCTCGGCAAAAGAAATGCCAGCTTCATCATTATCGGCTAGAATTACTATCTCATTAAAACGAGACGGCAAATCAGGCAAATTCGTGCTGCTTAATGCCGCATAATAACTTCCTTCGTTGCCCAGCAGTAATTTGGCACTGTAAACCGATTCTACGCCCTCACCAACGTAAAGTCTGTTATTCTGCGTAAATTCCTCTATTGCTACATATCCGCCGCTTAAACGCCCTAGAATCTTGCGTACTGGGCTTATATCCCTCTTGAAAGTAAAATCATCGCTTAAATAAGTTCTTTGCAGACCTATAAAATTGCCAAACTTGTCCTCAATCTTGCTAATTAACGCAGGATAGAACAATTTATCATTGCCAATACTCGTGTATTGTAAATGCGGATGATAACGCAGAGCAGCAATCTTTAACGGCACAGGCTTAGCCTGCTGATTATCCAACTTCCACCTCTTTTTTAAATATAGCTTATCATCGCTCGTAAATACCGCCGTGTTCCATATTTCATTTAATTGCTTCTGTAAAGAAGCGCTATTATCTATTTTAGGCTCTTCCTTAACTACAATCGGATTAGTATTGCTATAATACTCAAGCTCTTTTAAGGCGTCTTTGAAATCAAGGCCCCTTAGGTTAATCAGAAAGTCAAGACTATCGCCGTGTACACCGCATGAAAAGCAATGATAGTATTGCCGAGTTACCGATAAAGACGGATTGCGGTCATCGTGAAAAGGACATAAAGCTACGCCCTTTTTAATATCAAGGTATTTTTTCAGGAACTCTCTTACATCTATCTTGTCCTTAATGTTTTTTAAATGATCCTTTAAGGAAAGGTTAGTACTGTAAGTTTTTTTAGATAAACTCTTGTTTTCTATAAGGGGCATATTTAAAACTACGCTTTCCTGATTTTTGCTATTAGGAGTAGTATTGCCTTGATCTGGTGGGGGAGTAATAGGAGGTTCAAAAGAATATTTAGTTATTATTGTTTTATTACCCTTATGTTGTTCTTCTACAAAATACAGCTTGTCATTATTTACTAAATAATCAAGCACCTCATATATTCTTGGCATATCAATATTGCCGTTAGCTTTTCTTGGAAAGATACGAAGCTGAAGGCTTGCAAGTTCTCTAGCTGTCCATGGAGTTTTTGCATATTTTTTCCAAAAAGAATTACCAGCTTTAGTAATGTAATCAAATATTTCGTTAGCAAGGTCGGGAGTATCAAGACATATATCTCCTTCTACAAAAAGACTCTCTGCTTTTTTAGTAATCATCCTGACGTATTCTATAGCCTCTTCCATAGTTGAAGGCGAGATGCTGTTTTCTTCTTCGGCAAATATATCAAGTCCTGCATCAAATCTTTTAATCGCATGGAATATTAAAGATACTTTAGTTACAAATTCTGGATTCCTAGTTAAATATTCCTTGAACATAATATCTTTACAGGCATAGTTCCTCTCTAGTATTTCATCTGCGTACTGACGATGCAGTTTATTGGCCTCTTGCGATCTTTTTATAAAAACAATAAATCCGTTATTTTCTTCTATTGTGTCTGAGTTCTGTTCGGCTTTTTTCTTTTTACCTATATAGATTTGCCGATCAATGATATTGAGCAGTAAATCCTTGAATTTATTATCAAAACCTTCATCAACTGGCTCTCTTTCTTTCCTTTTAGTTTTATCCTTTGGTAGAATATAAACATGCTGGAATCTTGATAAAATCCCGTCATGCCGTTTTCTCTTTTTATAGCAAGTAATAATTTCCTTTATAGTACCGAGGGTAGTACATCCGCTTAAATTCATCACTGGATAGTAAATAATCGGTATTTTAGCATCTTTTGTTTTTCTAAATACCTCATGCGTCATACTTGGGTTATAAAGCGAATTATAAGCCGTTTGATCTTCTTCACGCCCTGCCTTTTTGAAGCTATCAAAAAAACCGCCTAATTCATCCTTGAATAGGAACATATTGCCCCAGCTAACTTTAGCCGCATGTTCTTCTAAAGCTTCTCTTGTTGCATCGGGGACAAAAAATGATCTAGGTTCGTAATAAACTCCCTTAGGATAAGGGGTAGGCTTATATTCCAGTAATATATTGGGATTTTCTTTCTGTTTTTTCTTATGCTCTTCTTCTTCTTTTTTTCTGGTCTTTCTATGTATTTTGCTAAGCTTAGTCTTTAACATCTGTAGCTTTTCTACATATTTTATAATTCTCTTGGCATAACTACTCTTACCTTGCCCAGTTTCGCCAAGTAATACTGAATATAAATTAGGATAGACTTCTTCTTCTTTTGACTGGATCAAGTTACCGAGTAAGCCTCCGATTATTGATACCGCAGAATGTACATAAGCATTAGGGTCGCTTTTGTACTCAGAATCTTTTACCAAGTCATCAGCAAAACTTTTTAGGAATTCGTTCATGCCATTACCTTAAAATGATAAGGATAAACTGGCTCGGTTTTTAATTTATTGACTTTAAGGATGTTTTGTTTTAACATTGATTATATTTTGTTTGAAAAGCCCTGTAAACTATCCCAGTCAGCAGGGCTTTTTAGTTTCTTCTTTTATAAACTTCCTCAAGAATAAACATCTCTCGCTTATTTTTCAAGTGTAATCTTTAAGTACTACCTTTTATATCAATTAGCATAAAGAGTTAAGACTTAGGTTATAGCCGCTTGGAACTTAAACATTCCAGCGGCTTTTTTGTTGCCTAATTTTTTTAAAACCGCTGCCGCTGGTAAAACGCTTCTGCCGCTGGTAAATTTTACCAGCACCTGTTTTTTATACCTCTCAACCCCTTATAAAATAAGGCTTAGCTGCCGCTGGTGAATTGTCGTTTTTTAGAGCTGCCGCTGGTAAACTCACCAGCACCTGCTTCCCCTTGTAAAATAAGGCTTTGTAGGTGCTTTTTCCGCTGCCGCTGGTAAAATTCTATATACCCTTAGGTATTATTTATTATATATATATATATAAGAGGTATTTGCCTATAGATAATTACAGGTATTTTAGATTCTCACCAGCACCAGCGAAAAAGTATCTCTCAATCCCTTGCAGAATAAGGCTTAGCTGCCGCTGGTAAACTCACCAGCACCTGCTCTTTTTTATAGCTTTTTACCAACACCTGCTTCCCCTTATTATATAAAGGTTTTTAGAGGGTAAAAGCTGCCGCTGGTAAAATTTACCAGCACCACCTCTATTTTACCAGCACTACCAATAAAAAGCGTTTTTATAAAACTTTTTGCAAACAATAGTTGACTAGTATTATTTAGTCTGGTATTATACAAGTATAACCAAAAGGAGCGAAACTATGAAAATGATATCAAAAAAAGCGGCTTTCCAAATAATAGCCAATAACTTTAGCATTTTGGAAGACGGAAGCAGAAGCATAAAGTTCTATGCACCATTTATTAACGATGACTTGGAAACAGATGCATACTGGGTAGAAGTCGTTAAGTATTACAAGGATAAGCTTGCCCACTCAAAAAAGGTATTAGGCATCGTAAGAAAATATATACCAAAAGATCACTCTGCAATTAATCAAACACTTGGAAGAATAGATTATTGTAAAACACAAATAAACATCGCTGAAACATATTGTTGTTAAAGTATCAATATTAAAAACAAGGAGCAAAAATTATGGCTATTGAAAAAATATATAAGGGAACAATTGAGGGGGCACTTCAATCTTTTGATGTAAAGATAATATGCGAAAAGGAAAAGAACGATTATAAGGATAAATATACCCAGTTAAGAGAAAATATAAAGCGGAATATGGAAGACCTTAAGATGATGTATGATTTATATGGAATAGATGAGGACTTATTCCGCTGGTTTACTGAGCATTTAAGACAGAAAATAAATAAAGACATAAGGCAATTAGCAAGACATAGTAACGAGTTTCATTATTTATTAAATAATTAACGAAGTAATTTTAAATAAAGTTATATATAAAGAAAGAGCAAAATCATGAGCAAATTACTTATAGTTCCAATTACTGGCAAAGCAATAATTGAAAATATTATAAAATCAGATAAAAACCTCACTGAGAAACAAGCATATTTACTTACCGACATTTACAGCAGGACAGTAAATAGAATGGCGACTACACTTGCTCGCAGGTCTTTTTATGATTTAAACGATTTCACCTTTATTAATATAGATGATGAGTTAAGGGGTTATTCTTTGGAAATAGAAAGATGCAAGTCTGAGACTAGATTTGAATTAATTGATCGTTATATTGGTATTTTTACTGATAGCGAGAGCAAAGAAATATTAAGAATTATTGCGATAGTAGAAAAAGACAAACCAAAAAACAGGTGGTAAAAATGGGAAAGAAAGATGAATTCATCACAAAAGTAGATGCTCATGTTGGTAGAAAGATTTACGAGTTACGTATTGCTTTTGGAATGACAAGAGATACGATAGCTCAAAAAATAGGCGTTACTCATCAGCAGTTTGCTAAATATGAGAACGGCAGTAATAGACTTTCAATAGGTAGGCTTATTCTACTTGCTGGCATATTTGGTAAACCTCCAAGCTATTTTTATGAAGGGATAACAAAATATGTATTAACGCCAGAGGAAGAATCAAGACAGCGTTTAGCATTGGAATATTCCAAGAATTTTAAGGGCATTAAGAATGAGAGTATAAAAGAAACTATAAATAAACTTGTAGCTTTGCTAGGCAAATGCTCCTAGAAATTATCCAGTGGAATAAATTGCAATTCCTGATAAAATGTTTTTGTTTCTAAAAATTTAACATTTATTAAAATGAAAACAACAATACTTTTAGTTATAATTTTTTTACTGATAGTTTTATCCAATATCATTTCTACTGCTGTAATAGTGCTTATGATTGAAAAACACTCGGTTCATCCTGTTTATATGAAACGAGTTGAGGATGCGAGCTACACTTGTAATCCTTGGGATGCTTGTTAATGAATGTTATTGATTATCAAACAATTATAGCTTTAGACCTTGGCACTAATACTGGTTGGGCTATTAGAGAAAAACAGGGGTGTATAACTTCTGGAACTGTAAGCTTCAAGCAGCAGCGATTTGAGGGCGGCGGTATGGTCTTTCTTCGTTTTAAACGTTGGCTTACTGATTTGAAAGCAACGCTTGGTGATGTTGAAGCTATTTATTTTGAGGAAGTAAGAGCTCATAAGGGAGTAGATGCTGCCCATAAATACGGCGGCTTTCTTGCCCATTTAACAGCTTGGTGTGAGCATCACCAGATAGCATACCAAGGCATCCCAGTTGGGACAATCAAACGACATATTACAGGTAAAGGGAACAGCTCTAAGGAGCTTGTTATTGAAGCTATCAAGAAGAAAGGCTTTACGCCTATTGATGATAACGAAGCAGATAGCCTTGCTTTACTGGATTTTGTGCTGCATGGTCAAATCAATTAATAAAGGAGGAAATATGAATTTAATAGAGGCTTTAGAATTAACATTAGAGGGGAAGAAAGTAAGAAAACGTGATTGGGAAAATAAGAACTTTATTTGTTCGATTTTAGAATATGGATTATATGATGAAAATTATATGGAATATAAACTTATTATTTCTTGTTATAATGATTTATTTGAAGATGAATGGGAAGAATATACAGAACAAAATAAACAATCTCGTCAAAAAGTTAGTTTTCTTGAAGCTTTAAAATTAATTAAACATGGTGGAAAAGCTGTGAGGGAAAACCACACGGCAATTATGAATTCTGATTTTATTTTTTTAGATAATTTATCTACAGAAGATATAGAAGCTACCGATTGGTTGATTATTAAATAGATACTATTATTCGGTTTTTAGAATAAAACATAGATCTTGTTTTTTAAGGAAATAAACATTATAATACGCCGAATTTTAATATTTATATTTAGCTTATGACTCTTGATGAAATAATGTCGCTTGATGCAAGCGATGTCCGCAGGACTAGAAAAATAAAGAAAATACTTGTTAACCAAGGCGTTGATCCAGTCAATTTTGCTTTATACTTTACTTCAATAGCTAAAAAGGAAGAATTACAAGAGTTCTCGCAAATACTTGTGGAAAATGTTAATGTAAAACAGGATACCTTGATTTTTGCCCTTGATTCAATTGGAGCTTTTGAGGACATCTTGATAGAAGCAGCAGAAAGAGCGGAACAGGAAAGAGAATAATAATGTCTATAAATTGGCAAGTAACTAAAGTAAAAATTAATGACTTGAAAGATTACGACAAGAATGCTCGTAAGATTTCCAAGGATGCACTTGAAAAGCTTGCTACTCATATAAAACAGGATGGATATCATCAACGGATTATCTGTAATACAGATTTTACTATTATCGGCGGTCATCAACGTAAAAAGGCTTTAATAATGGCAGGCTTTGATAAGGAAGATTTTATAGAGTGTTTAATACCAGATAAAGAACTCTCAATAGATGAAATAGACAGGCTTAATATTCGTGATAATATCAGTTTTGGTGAATATGATTTTGATTTATTAAAAGCAAATTTTACCTTACCTTCCCTAAAAGAATATGGTCTTGATAGTGATTTAATTAGAGCATTGCAAAAAGATGAGGATAAAAATCTCCTAGAACAGGAAGACGCAGAGGTTGAAGCTTTATCTTTAGAGCCTAATGCTAAACTTGGTGATATTTATGTTCTTGGCAACAATCGTTTAATGTGCGGTGATTCTACTAACCCGCAGCATGTTGAAAAACTAATGGATGGAGCAAAGCCGATTTTAATGGTAACTGATCCGCCTTATGGTGTTGAATATGATCCAAGTTGGAGAGAGGGATGTGATTTAGGATTTGGTAAGCGCTCTAAAGGTAAAGTACTAAATGATGATAGATATGACTGGTCTGATGCTTATTCTTTGTTTACTGGCGATGTAGCTTATATCTGGCATCCATCTAAATATACACATAAATTTGCTGAAAATATAGAAAACAGTGGGTTCGATTTAATCAACCTCATTTTGTGGGTTAGGAATCGAATAGTTTTTGGAAGAGGTGATTATCACTATCAACACGACCCCTTATGGTATGCAGTAAAAAAAGGCAAACAGCACAACTGGCAAGGAAAACGTGATCAATCTACTGTATGGGAAATTGCTAGTAATAATCCATTTGGCAATAGCAACAAGGAAGAAACCTTTGGTCATGGCACGCAAAAGCCAATTGAGTGCATGCTTCGGCCTATACTTAATAACTCTGCGCAAGGTGAAAGTGTATACGACCCGTTTGGCGGTAGCGGTACTACGTTAATTGCCTGCGAGAGGTCAAAGCGTAATTGTTATATGATGGAATTATCCCCAGCTTATGTTGATGTTATAATAAAAAGGTGGGAAAAGGAAACAGGACAAAAAGCAATACTGGAGGCTAATGAGTAAAGAGCAAGAAAAGGATAAGGGAGGGAGGCCTCCTATTGTTCTTACTGAAGAACAGTTAGAAGAATTAAAGATTTTGTCTGTTACTTGCACTCTAGATGAGATAGCGGATTATTTCGGTATATGTAAAGAGACCTTTAGGCAAATAAAGATAAGGGATGAGGAGGTTTCTAGTCTCTATAAAAAAGGGCTTATCAATGCCAAGAAAATGGTAGGTAATAAAATCTTTAAAAGAGCTGTTATTGCCGATGATTTAACCGCTCAGATTTACTGGATGAATCACAGGGGCGGATGGTTAAAAGAGCTAAAAAACGAAGAAAATGAAATCAAGGATAAAGAACTAAAAATCACTGTTGAGATTAAAGAACACGAGAATCTTGATAAGTTTACGCCAGAGCAAATAAAGCAATTAAAAGACAAGGGGAGTTTGTAATGGAAGCAAAAACATATATTTTTATACATGCACTCTAAAATCACTATTCCCCTTTATTTACATCCTATTTATAAGCATCATTATACATACATTGTATTACACGGGGGAAGAGGTGGGGCAAAGTCTTTGTCCATTGTTGATTACCTGATTTTTAAAAGTTTTGAAGATAAAAATTGCCAATATCTTTGTGCAAGGGAAATACAGAACTCGCTTCTAGCTTCTGTATTCTCGGTCTTTCAAGAGAAAATTTATGATCTTGGATTTAGCGATTATTTTAGAGTGGTTGAATCACGAGGCTTAATTCACAATATTACATCTGACGTAAAGATTCATTTTAAGGGATTATGGCGTGATCCTAATGCTATAAAAGGTATTGTAAACTTGAAAAGGCTTTTTATAGATGAAGCCGCAAGTATTTCAAGACACAGCTGGCGAATAGTAACACCAACAGTTACAAGGGTAGATGCTCCGCAAATTATAGTTGCTTTTAACCCTGAATTTATAACCGATATAGTATACGAAGAATTTATTGCTAATAGAACCAGAGAGAATTGTTTTATTAAGGAAGTTTCTTATAGAGATAATCCTTTTAAACTACCTGATGAATTCTTTGCCGAGCTCGAGTCTCTTAAAAAAAAGGACTATGATGAGTATTTGCACGTTTATGAAGGACACTGCATAAGCAATTCAAATATCAAGATTTTTAAAAAGGGAACGCACTGGGACGTTTCGGCTTTTGAGGAAGAAGAATCAGTCGAGCTTGAATATGGTTTAGACCTTGGCTTTACTCCATCGCATCCTACTTTTGGCTTGCGTTGTTATGAGAAAGATAAATGCCTATATGTAACCCACGAGGCGGTGGTAATAGGCAAGGATATAGATGAACTTCCTAAATTCCTTGTAGATAACTTACCTCACATCAAACATCACACTATTTGGGTTGATTCTTCAAGACCAGAGACTATATCTGCTATTAATCGCACATGGATAGAAGAAGAGAATTGTTATTTACTGGCAAAAGGCGTCGAGAAAGGGCAAGGTTCGGTAGAGGACGGCATAGATCACTTAAAATCTTATGATATGATTTATATTCACCCTCGTTGCAATCACCTTATAGATAATTTTGACAGATATAGCTATAAAACTGATAGAAAGGGCAATATTCTAAGGGATGTGGAAAAGGCTAACGATGATGGAATTGATGCTTTAAGGTATGCTAAAGAACAGACCATGAAAGATAAAATGGTAAATTATAAAAAATGGAATTATAATAATCTCTATTATTGAAATAGTTTAATTTCATGAAGCATAAACAATGCCCCTCTTGCGAGAGTTTTAATATAATCTTTGACGATCGCTTTCCAGTGTTAGATACTAACCCACAAATATATAGTTATTTATGCAAAGAATGCCATCAACATTTTGATAATTGGTACGAGGATTAATGGGAATTTTTGACAAAGCAAAAAGCACGATAAATTCGCTGTTTGAGAAAAGAACTGACAGCTGGATTAACTCAAACACTGGTCTAGGGTTAAATAGAGGTAGGGTTGGAGCAACGAGAGTTAAGCAACCTGCTATTCTTGGGTTTGACGACTTATCTAATTTATACACAAGTAACGGGCTTGCACGCCGTATTGTAAATTCTCTTGTTGATGACTCAATGCGTGGCAATTTCATTGATGTAAGTGATGATGAAGTAAAGGAGGAATTAAAAAGGCTTGATCTTATAAAATATATAAAAGAAACCTGTTATTTTAGCCGTTTGTTTGGTGGGGCGATGTTAGTTGCTTTTGTTGATGACGGGCTAGATATGGATAAGCCTCTTAATGAAAAGAACTTGTATAAGATAGTTCATTTTAAGGTTTTTGATAGACAGTGGATTACCTGGTATGAAAATGACATTATCAGACCTTATTTAAGTGAAAGGTTTGGATTGCCTGAGTTTTATTATCTTAACTCGCCGTGGCATACACAAGAACTAATGTTAAAAGTACATCACAGTCGATGCTTTTTATTAGATGGCGTATGTACTACGGAAATGAGGCGTAGGCAACGTCAGAACTTCGGGGACTCGGTCTTGCAAAGCTGTTTTGATAATTTACGTCAGTATGGCTTGGTAAGCGAGGCTTCTGCTGAAATAGTTAATGATTTTATACAGGTTATAATTAAGCTTAATGGTCTTGCTGCTAACATGACAAGACAAGGAGGTAAGGAGGACTTAGCAATGCGTGCTGAATCTCTTGATCTTACCCGTTCAACGGCGAATCTTATTTTTCTTGATGCTGATAAGGAAGACTACGAGAAAAAGGCTAGTTCTGTTGCGGGATTAAGCGATTTGTGGGGTAAATTTGCAGAAAGTATGTGTGCTGCAACTGGCTATCCAATGACTAGGTTATTTGGTCGTTCCCCCGGAGGTCTTAACTCAACAGGTGAGAACGACATGCGTAATTATTATGATTTAGTTTCTGCTTATCGTAATGACGAGCTTGCCCCGCTTCTTGATTGGCTTATGAAGCTTATAACCTTACAGAAAACTTGGGAGGGTAAAAATGAGGTAGAATGGAACTTCTGCAATCTTGTTGAACAAACGCCTCTTGAAAATGCAGAGCTTAAGAAAAAGTATGCTGAAATTGATGCGATATATATTGATAGGGGTGCAATTGATGCAGGTGAGGCTTGGCAGGAAAGATTTGGTGGGGAGGAATTTAAGGAAGATATAGAACTTAAGAAACTAGAGCCAGAAGAACAGGCGATAGATCAAGAAACAGAGGCAATGATGAGCTCTATTTTAAATAAAGAACAGAATGCTAATCAAGAAACGGCAAAGCAGGATAGAAAAGATAAACAAGAACAAGAGGCTATAAGGAGTCTTCAAGAACTGGTAAATAAGTTATAAAAAAATAGCCGCTGTGAGCATGCAACGGCTATTCCTGAAAATGACTTAAATTTAAACAAGTAAACCTATCTTAAAAATTTTTTCATAAAATGCAAGTAGAAAGTCAATTATTAGCACAAGGAATTGTAAAATTAGCTAAAAAAATCAAAGATACCAAGTATGTATCGGCTATTTCTTGTGATGAGAAAGCTTTAAAAATAGATTACAGTGATGGTTGTAAACAGAAAATAGAATTACCTTTAATAAAAAAAGAGATAATTACCACTGTTGATAACAGCAAGGAAATTCAAGAGATCAAAAAACAAATTAATTGCGATTTGGAAAAACACTGCGCATCTTTTAACAAAACCCTTAAAAAACAATCAAAAGAACTGAAGAAAAACAAGGAAGAACTAGAGTCAGAATTGGTAGCGCATGTTGACGGCGAAATAAAGAATATCGCAGCGAAATACTTTAATATCGCCAAGAATGACAAAAATGAGATTCATGGTTTATTAGAGGAATTAGAGACGAAAGTTATTGCCCTTATAGATCAGGCAATTAGCACTATTGAAGTAAAAGATGGCAAAGATGCCGATGAAGAGAAAATCATTGCAGAGATTAGTAAGCAATTAAGTGGTCAACTAGCAGAAGAATTACAAAAAGGTCTAGAAGAAATAAAGCAGTCGTTGCCAGAAGTTAAGGATGGAGCAGATGGCAAGCCTGCTGACGAAGAGGCCATTTTCTTAAAGCTAGAAGGCAAATTGGAAGCCTTAGTTCTAAATTTCAAGGTCAAGGATGGAATAGACGGGCAAGACGGCAGAGATGGTCGGGATGCTGACGAAGAAGCTATAACAGAAAGAATTAAGCTTTTGTTATTGGATAAGCTTAATGCGTATGTTTTAGAGGCAACATCAAAGGTAGATGAGGCTTTAATAAAAAAAGAAGAAGAGCTTAAAATAGCCATACTGGATATTATAAAAGCACAAATAGCTCTTATTCCAGAGCCACGGGATGGAATAGACGGACGGGATGGTCAAGATGCTAATGAGGAAGCTATAAAAGCACAGGTGTTAGCCGATGTTGAATTATACGTACAACAAAAGATGCTATCTTCGTATGCTCAGTTAGAGCAGCTTGTTATTTCTCTAGTTAGCAACATAAAATTGCCAGAACCTATTAGGGGACCGAGGGGGGAATGCGGACCAGCTGGTAGAGATGGAAAGAGTATCAAAGGTGATAAGGGAAACGGCATAAAAGACGCTAAAATAGACCCGACTGGCGAGCTTGTTATTTATACAGATGAAAAGAAAATCTACGCTGGTAAGGTCGGTATAACTAATGTATATGGAGGAGGCGGTAATCCTCTTTATACAAACTCACACCCGATTCCTTTTGACGTTGGGCAAATAAAAGCCGGTACAAGATTTAAAAATGCAGATTTAAGAGTGGTTTTTACAAAATTATTTTATGGTTTTGATTTTCCCGAGTTTGATACTTTCTTTGTACAAAACACCGACAATATAGATATAGGCGGTAGGTTTGAAATTGGTTATACAATACCAGCTGGGGACTATCTATTTAATTTTAATATTATTAACCCTGAATTACTGGAAGAGAAAAGCATATTTATTGAACATGACGGGGTATTACTAGCCGAACAATTAGATAACATCTCACCAGTAACTATTGCCCTGACTGAATTTCAAAAGGTTACTGCTGGCGATACTGTTTTTAAAATATCGGGTTATGATACAACAGGCGTAACTTTTCAAAAGGATTATATAGTTCAATACCAATATAGAATATATTACGGCGAATATACGGATGATATAGAGGATACAGGACTGCCTAATCCACTTAGCATACTTAGGGCAACTGAACTGGTAAGCGATATAAAAAGCGAATACTTTTTTTTAGGTGTTGGCTATAAATGGTTCTGTTATCCTGAGAATCTTGGCGAGAATTATATATTTTATGAATTAACGAGTGATATTGCTGTTATTTTTGAGTATCCAAGAAAAATAACAATTACTAATGAATATGGGGTAGATGTAACTTATAACTGTTATAGAACTACAAACGAGATTAACCAAGAATTCACTATGGGGATAAAATAATGGATACAAATACACTAAGGATATTTTCTTTTTGTGGTGGTGGCACTAAGGGTTACGGCTCTAATCGTTTTATGCAGAAGTTCTTACATCAATGGGGAATACCGCAAGCTGATTTCTGGAAATATGTTGATGTTATGTGCGGAACAAGTATTGGAGCGATACTTGCTTCGGGTTATTCTTTTGGCAAAACTCCTGATTATATGGAAAGCTTTTTTTTAAATGATGCCAAACGTGTATTTACTATCAGGACAGCGGCAGACGTTGCATCAGGTAGCCATAATGCAAGCGAGGATTCAAATAGACCAAACCTTGCTCAAAAAGCTTTTATGTTTGCTACTGACGATGCTTTTTATAAGTCTGCTTATGAAGACTCAAATTATGGAAGCAATAAATTACAACAAATACTTGTTGATAATTTTGGCACGAATACGCTTGCAAACTTAAAGACTCCTATTGTTATTCCAGCTTATGAGGAAGATATGAGCAGGTATGTAGTATTCTCCAACTTCAATGACCCAGCTTATTTTATAGGAAATACTGAAACTATAGTAAATGTTTGTAGGGCTTCTTCCGCTGCGCCCGTTTATCTTCCCGCTCATAATTTTAATGGACATTATTATAGCGATGGAGGAGTTTATGCTAATGATGCAATACTAGCGGCAATTAATGTAGGATTGAGCGTAAAACCAAATGCTACTAGAATTGTTATAGTTGGCGTTGGCACTGGTATAGGAAATATGAGTTTTGATGGAGCTGCAACGGCTACAACTGATTTAGAACATTTAGCAGTTAGAGCATTTAAAGTTATGAATGTGGCAATGACAGGAGCTGAAGAATGGAGTAGATATTTTTTGGATTATCTAGCCAATAGGACTACTAATTTAACTAATCAAGCTATTATAGATTTATATTATTATAAATTCCAACCAAAATTTCCTGAAGATTTCCCTAACGAACTTGATAATAGCACGCCTGCTTGGTTTTCACAACTGGCTAATTTAATTGATACTCATTATTCAGATGAAAGTGATGAAATCTCAAGCATTATCAATCGTCTTGGAGCTTAAAATTATGGGATTATTTGTTACTGATTTTATAAGACCTGTTTCTTTGCTAGATAAATATCCTACTCATATTGATATATTTGGTAAAGGGGGGATACATTCTCTTGAAACTATTTTAGAGAGGGATAATATTTTTACTCCTCGCAGAAAAGAAGGTATGCTTTCTTATGTAAAAGAAGACAAGTCTTTTTATGCTCTCTTTGATGGAATCAGTAATCAAAATTGGAAAAAAATTGCTTATTTTAATGAAGAAGGCTTTAACGTTCATCAAACATTAAAACATGGCTATATCTTTGTTGGCGATAAAGATAGCAAGGCAATCACCTATATTAATTGACGTACGCCAAGATATAATAGATTTAAAAAGAAAAATAGGGAATTTTGAAGAATTAAAAAAACTAGACCATAACCGAATATGGATAGGTGATTATGATAATGAACCTGTAGCACAACTTAATATTGGAGTTATTAATTTACCTGTACTTGGGGCAGCTAACTTTCCTTTACCTGTTTTTAATTTAAACGTACCAATACCAAATCCAACTTTTAATCCTTTATCTGGTTTTGATTGGTTAATGTCGGGTCCTTGGCTTCCTCAAGTATTTTCTGGAAATCCTAATACTTTAAATACCTCCTCGGAAACTGTTATTTCAAGTTCTTTAGCAATGACACAAATAAGAGCTGCAAAAAATTATAAGTTATTTGATAACTCAAATTTTATAGTAGGTTGTTCAACTGTAACATTTGATTGGGATAATCCAGCTTATTCGTTAACGTCTATTAGTCCTCAATTACAAGCAATATTGGCATTATATAATTTAGGAACAACTTATACCTTTACTAAGGCACAGTCTCTTGGAAATTTACAGACAGGCCTTTTGAAAAATACAGTTAATAATGCTACTGGTACTTTATCAACTGCTATTAGCGGAAAGGATTATGTAGATATAGCTGCTCCACTACAAGCAAACATGCAACTTGCTCTTATTAGACCAGAGTTAATACAAGATGGGACAGATGTTGCAAAATTACTTTCAAGAGTGGAAAGATTACCTGTTGCTAACATGTATTTAACTACAGGCAAATATTGGAAAGGCGGAGTAAATAATATTCCTATTGAGGTTGATCTTCCAACTTATGCCCCAAAAGATGCTAAATACGTTCTTAATGTTTCTAATGATAATTTACCTAATGCGCAGAATTTATCTGCACTTGGTGCAGGTATTCTTAAGATAGCAAATTTTGCAAATGGAATAATTAGTATAGCATCTGGAGGTAAAAATCCTTTAAATGATGATTATGTAAGACCCGCTGATCTTGATGAAGAAATCACTTCAAGAATTGAAGCTGATACAGCTATAGAGGGAACTATAGCTGCTTTAGAAGCGGAAATACAAGCAGAAATTGCTGCTTTAGCAGGTTTTGCGACATTTAGTGCATTAACACAATTGTTAGTAGATGTAGGATTGGTAGCTGGTGGTACTGAATATGGAAAATACATAAGAGGGCAAACCTTAAATATTAGTAATACTTGGAAATCTACCGATATTAATGATGAAGCACATAATGCGGTAGGTAATCTTAAAATTCGTTATCCATCGGGATATAGTTCAGATGATCGTGGGCATGGTACATTATGGTTTGATTCTCATGGGAGAGATGGTAACCATGCGGCAGAACCTGGACTACGTATTTTTTCTTGGGATAGTGGAGCTGATAACTTGGGTTTTGATGCTCCTATAGCCCCAGTTCATTTTGGAATATTTGGTTATCAAAATAAATATAATATTTCACCTATCCCTAATCCAACTCCTGTATATAAAGGCTTTATATTTAGATCTGAATTCCATAACGAGTCTAGTAGTGATGATTATTACAGGTTTCCTAAGAATTTTGGTCTTTACGATGTCAAAAAAACCATAAGTACATTTTTTACTCAAAGATGGGGGTGGGATTATAGAGATGCAATATTTGAATACGATTACAATAATTTTACATTTTATAAAAAAGTAGTTTCTAAAGAATATACTAAGTTTGAAAAAGAAGTGGATTTTGAAAAAAATGTTAGATTTTTGGGTACTGGAGCAGTAAAAATTCCAGTAGGTAATAATGCACAAAGACCTAGTGTTGCAGAGATTGGTATGGTAAGATACAATACAGAAATTTAAATAACCATGTGAGTATTTTATGGCACAATTAACTTTACCTGTTGGTAAACAGGAATTTTATGACGGAACAAATTGGTTTTCTTTAGCATCTGAAAATTGGGTTACAAATAATTTTAAAACACTATCACCTTGTTTTATAGCAACGACTAGCAATTTAACAGCTGTTTATTCTAATGGTACTAGTGGAGTTGGAGCTACTTTGACTAACTCAGGTACACAAGCTATATTTAGTGTAGATAATGTTACCCCAGCTGTTAATGATAGAGTTTTAGTTAAGAATCAGACATCAGCTTTCCAAAATGGAATATATGTAGTAACTACTTTAGGCTCTGCCAGTACAAACTGGGTTTTAACACGTACTACCGATTATGATGTTAAAGCTCAAATGATTAGGGGGGATGTTATATCTGTTATTAGCGGTGATGTTAATAATACAAGTTTATGGATGATGACCTCTATTGTTAATACAATAGGGACAGATGCTATTAATTTTGGAAAAACCGATCAAAATACATTTACTTCAATAGTTGGAACGGCAAATCAAATTAATGTTAGCGTTGCTGGTGGTATTGCAACGCTTAGTATTGTAACTAACCCTGTTCTTCCAGGTAATGGTTCTGTAACACTACCAACTGGAACAACAGTTCAAAGACCGAATACTCCAACTGTTGGAATGTTTAGATTTAATACTTCTTTATAATGAAACAAAAACCAATAGGAAGACCTGAATTTCACGATGGAGCAGGTTGGTTTACGCTTGCGACTATGGATGATATTCAAACAAGTGAAGTTGATGAGGATGTATATACTCTTTTACAAATTTTAAATGATGAGATTTTATAATGCCTTTATTTTTAAAATCAATAGACCCAACAATAGATATTTTAGGTAATGATCAATTATTTAATTTTAATAAAGATCAAATTAAAAATAACGCTTATTTTGGATTATTAAATCATTATATACCTACTGTTAATAATCCTGTATCAATTAATTTTGCTTTTCTTAATAAAAAGGCAAATGATGATATATTAGGGTTTAATTTTTATCATCAAATTACAAATAATTCTACATACGGAAATTTTGGTTTACAACTTTTTAATAAATTACAAGGGACAAGTAATGATATTTTTAAATATGATGAATTAACGGATAGTTTAATTTTTTTAAAAAATATTGAAATATCTTCTTTAACTGAAAATTTATCTTTAGGTTCTAATAAAATTACTAGTTTAGCTAATGGAATTGCTAATACCGATGCTGTAAATTTAGGACAATTAAATAGCGCAATTACTAACATTGGTTTATCAAGTCTTAATATTAACGGATTATTAGCAAGAACTGGAGCTAATACTTATGTAACACGTAATTTGTCAATAAGTAACGGACTTGCAATTAGTAATAGTGATGGAGTAAACGGAAATCCTACAATTTCTTTAACTACTCAATTACAAAATTTAAATAATTTAAATACTTTAGGTTTTATTAGTTTATCTACAACTGGAACGGGAAATAGTAGTTTTGTTAACAGAACTTTAACAGTAGATTCTAATTTAACTATGACTAATGGTAACGGGGTTAGCGGTAACCCTGTGATTGGGTTATCTCCTACTCCTATCATAGATAGAATCACAATCAATAGTGCACCTGTGTCATCAACTGATGGAATAAATAAAGAATATATAGATCAATATATTAATTCTGTTGTAGCTAGCATGGATTGGAAAAATCCTGTTAACGTAGCAACTACGGCTAATTTAACTGCCACTTATTCTAACGGCACTAGTGGGGTTGGAGCAACGTTAACTAATTCGGGAACGCAAGCAGCTTTAACTATTGATGGTGTAGCTTTAGCTGTTAATGATAGAGTTTTAGTTAAGAATCAAACAACTGCTTCACGAAACGGAATATATACTGTAACTAATATTGGTTCATCTAGTACAAACTGGATACTAACAAGAGCTACCGATTATGATTCTAATGCTAAAATTACACCTGGTAATATTGTTGCAGTAATAAGTAATGGTACAACATGGCTGCAAACCAATACTATTACGACAATTGGTACTACTTCAATAATATTTACTCAATTCTCTTATGCTGCGACTGATTTTCTAGAAGTTACAAATAATTTATCAGATTTAGGTAATGTTGTAACTGCCCGTACTAATTTAGGAGTACCTAGTCTTACTCAAACTTTAACTTATGTAGGTGATGTAACAGGTAGCGGAGCTTTAAATTCAAGTATAAGTACAATTTTAGCATCAACAATTAATAGAAATAATATAGATCAAATTTATAATTATTCAGGAAGTAACAATACTTATAATTTTGATATAACTATACCTAATAGTTTAAATAAGACCGCACGATTGAGATTAAATAGAACAAATACTGGTGATGGTGCTGGGTATGAATGGCGATTTTATTCTCCTAGTAGTGGGTTAGATACACTTACTCTAGGATATAATACAGGTTCCTCTTTTACACCTGTTTATAGTTTAGCTGGCAATAGCAATATATTTAATTTTTCTTCAACAGCAGCTGTTGGGATAGCTAAAGGAAATACTGCTGGTCGTCCTGCTTCTGCTACAAGTGGGATGTTTAGATTTAATTCGGAAACGGGACTTTTTGAAGGATACAATGGAACTGCTTGGGGATCTTTTGCTTCTACAAGTAATTTTGTAACAACAAGTACTTTTACAAATTCAACAGGATGGTATGATAATAGTTCTTCTTCTTGGACAACATTTAATAAACCTATAATCGTTAGTGAAACTAATAGTGGGTTTGCAGTATTGGGTAAATATGCTTATTATTCAATTACGGCAGATCAAAATAATCCATTTACAGGAGTTGCAACTGATACGTCTGCAAGATATTCATTAAGTTGTGAAAGACGTGTAGCTGCAAGTGAATTTAATGCTTTCTCATCTATAAAAAAG